GCCCGGGCCTACGGCAGCCAGTGCATGGTGCTCAGCATTCAGGCAAAGCGCCGGGACCCGGCCCGCCCCCCCCCCCCGCCACAAAAACGAAGTAAACCGGCAGCGACACCCCGAGATCGACTACTACGACAACGACTACCTCGTGCTGCTGACCGCTGACACCGTCCGAGAGACCGAGTTCAGCGACCTCACTCACGCCCTCTGTGATCTGACCGTCGCACGGGCTCAGCGAAAGGAGAAACCAATGGAAACCACAAAAGAAAGGGCCGCCCGTTGCGACCGGGCGACCCATGCGAGAAGATCCAGCAGCCTGCCAGCATACGGATCCCGCACCGCAAGTATAACACGCCGGCGCCGCCGTGCCAAGAGGAAAGCCCTGAGAGCTGCCACGCTGGCCGCTGCCGTCCTTCTGCTGGGCGGCATCTCTGTGACAATCTTCACCACCCCGGCCGGCAGCAAGCAGGAGGCCAACATCATGCCGCCGACCACCACTGTCGGCACATACATCCCGGACACCCCTGCCCCGGCCACTGAGACCGTGGAGCCGACCGAGCCCGCCGCGCGCTACCCTCTGACCGACGCCGAGCGCGACGTCGTCGAGCGCGTGGTCATGGCCGAGGCAGGCGGGGAGTCCTTCGAGGGCCAGATGCTCGTCGCTCAGTGCATCCTCAACGCAGCCGAGAAGCGCGGCGTCGATCCCTCTGAGGC